CTCTTCGGGAACATTGGTCAATAATTCTTTGGCAACCCGTTTTACAATATTACCATTTCCTTTAGAAACCCCATCAATAAAAGTGTCAATCAAACGGCTGTTACCACCGGCATATTCAAGAGAGGTTGCCAGCGCCCCGAAGAATAAGGCAGTACCAGGTGCGTCTATACCTTTTTCTTCCAAAAGACCGGCATAATTTCCACCAGATTCCATGGGAAGAACTGCGGCCCCCATACCAACCTTTCCCCCAAGTTTTTTAAGGGCTTGCTTTGTAACCTGTTTTTTGATTTGTGCTTCAACGGCCTCGGTTGCACCGGCCTTAAGGACACCCTTCTTTATTTGGGCTTCGATAGTTTCTTTGGTTAGTTTTTCAATGGATTTTTTTAAAATAGTTCTACTGGCAAACGCACCAGCACCGGTACCAGGACCAGGAGCAATAGCAGACCCAATTGCAGCACCAACGGCAGCCTCAACCATGGAAGGAATAAGTTCCCCAAGGGTTCCCTGTATCCAATCAATTGAACCACCCACGCCTGCTTTTCCGGTATAGACATCCTTAAACGTCTGCTGCTTCGGGTTCTCCCCGGCCTCTTCTATATTTCTCTGGTATCCTTCCATGCCCCAATCTTTGACGGAGTCAAGGCCCATGGCAGAAGCACCTAAAGCAACAGCACCAAACCCCATGGCCTGAGTCTGGTCGATCCCTCTTTTTACCCCGGGGATAAAATCGCTGTCTGGGCTTTCCGGTTCTTCACCAAAAAAATCATCAGGAACATCAATGTATTCCGCATCGTCATCATTATCTATTCTATCAAAAAATCCAGGCTCGACATCCACATATTCAGCTTCATTATAATCTGCCATTATTTTATCCCTTAATAGGTTCGTTTGAATGTGTTCATGCCAGGGATTGAAGACCCTGTGGTCCTTTTTTTATTCATGGCCTGATAGGCTTCTTCGTTTGCCCTGTTTGAGTCTCGGATATTTTGTGGGAGTTTTTTAACGTTCTGCTCGACTTGCCCTAGCATTGTTTGGTCCCATCCGTTCCCGTTACCCATGGCGTTCCCCTGGTGTGCTACGTCACCCATCGTTGGCAGGCCTGCGGCATATTCATTCATGCCTTGCCCATTAGCTGATCCTGAATTGCCAGGTTGTTGCCTTAAACTCTCATCCACATTAACAATCTTGGCTTTGCCCTTTATTTGGGAAGGAACAACCCATCGACCATCAGGCAGTTTTTTTGCCCCCATTACCTTGGCCTCCGCTACTGATATAGCAGGGGTCTGTTGTTCGGGTCCAGGATTCGGTTTTTGTACTGGTGCTTTCCCACCAGAACCGCCAAAGAATTTTCCTGCAGCATTCAGCATGGAGCCAGCAATCATAAATTTCTGGTATTCTGTATCGTCAAGGGCCTTGGTATCTGCCTTGTTGTCGTTATAGAATGATAAGGCGTTCGTGAGAGCATTATCTCCGGCCGCTGTGATGTTCCCATCCTCGTCAAACATGGAACCACCACCTTCATTAAAGAACTTTGCACCCATGTTCATGGTATCCATATATGCTTTTCTATTTGCGGTCTGCTGTTTCGCCCCGCCTGCAGCACTCGGTTGATTGGCCCGGTCATTTCTACGAATCTGAGCATCCTGCACCGACATACCCTTCATGGCCTTTTCACGGCCAAGGTTCTCTGGAAAAATCCCCATCTTATTCATCTCCGCCTCAGACTTAACGATAAACGTCTCCCCGCTTTTCTCGTCGCTGATCTCAATAAAGACTTGCCTTGGGTCAGTTGGCTCTTTTTGCCTGTTTATGATGAACCGTTGGCCGTCAGCCTTACGGACTGCATACTCTGGAGTCATCCTGTTCTCTACGTTTTGCCTACGGATTGTTTCCGCACTGTTGGCACTCTGCTTAAAAAATTTTTCTGCCCCGGTCTGCTTGATCTCGGCAATGACCTCTGGAATACTGACTCTTCGGCCAGTTTCCATGAACTCCCCAGATTGCCTATCAAGATATTTCACAGAAAAATCTTGGGTGGTTTCGTCGAACTCGCCCAGCTTATAAGGAAACGGTAAATTCTTTACTATTTGCTGGAGGCCAGATACCACCGTGGTCGTGTCTCCATTGTCATACGCTGTCATCACATGATTTTTAGAATTGGTAAACTGCTCAAACTTCAACTTGAACTTTGCAGCCCTGGATTGATTGATTCTGAGCTGACCTTCTTCTGACATAGCCTCCTGATTAATCAGAAAGGCCTGTGCCTTTTTTCCCTGGAACCCGGCTGAAAGCTTGGGCGGCATATTGTCCCTATCAACTCCAGGGTTCGCCAACATCCATTGAATTTGGGCATTCGCCTTCGCTTTATACTCATCATTATCTTTGGATTCCTGGATTGCATCTTTGGCCTGAGTGTCAACAGCAACCCGTCTTCTTGCCTCTGCCTGGACAGTAGGTGATCCGACCATGGCGTAAGATTGTTGATTCTCGTTCATGGGGCCTGACATGGTGCCCATGTTGGTATTCACATCAGCATCAAACTGTTTCTTTTCTGCCCGGTCCTCTTCCTGCTGTTTCATCAGCGTATTTCTATTGTTCATTTTGTTGATGTCGGACAAACCATCAGTAACATAGGAAAAACCCTTTGCCACATCGTATAAATCGAAATCACCCATTTGTTTTGTCTCCTATGAAAATAAAAAGGAACCGATACCAGCGACCAACCCACCGGCAATAAGTCCGACCGGTCCGGCAACTGAGCCAGCAGCCATTGCAGTTTCCACTCCCACGGTAGATGCCAAGGCAGCAGCTTCAGCGGCAGGTATTGCAGCACCCGCCACACCCATTGTTACCGCCCCTGCTTCGGCTGCACCAGCAGCGGCCCCAGCGGCTGCAATCCCAGTTTCAACGGCTGCGCCACCAGCGGCAATGTCTGAACCAACGCCACCGGCAACGGCATCAAGCCCAGCCCCACCAGATATGGCGGTTTCAGGTGCGGCCATCTGTGCGACCTCTGCGGCGGCTGTCTCTGGTGCGGCCATCGGCATAGCTGGAGTGGGAGGCATGCCTCCCGGGGTACCTGGCGTGACGGCCGGTGTTGCTATTGCCTCCGGACCGGCTGGCCCGCCACCCAAAGCTGTTTCTGGTCGGCTCCAGGCAAGGCCCTCTTGAGACATATCCACCACACCTTCACCGCCTCCACCCATACTTTCAAGGGGGGTTCCTACGTCCGGAAGATTGGCCATATTGTCCCTTGCCCATACATCGGTATCACCTGCCCCGTCAGCGCCCCATTGATTGTAAAGGTCCTTGAGCTTATATGCGCCCTTAGCTGCATCCACGACACTTTTGATGTTTGCCGCCGGGTTTTGTTTTGCTTTTGGCTTTTGCCTGAACCGTTTGCCATATGTTGAAATTGCCTGGGACATCCCTTGTTCAGCTTTCCCATATGGACTTTCAATTTGATACAACATGGTTATCCTCCATAATTCATAGCAGTCTGTAGCCGACCAAAGTTTTCGTTCTCTGCATCGATCCTGGCCGTTGTTCTTGCCCCGCCAATTGCCTTAGCTCTGTTCATATCGTTACTGGTCTGCATCGCTGTGAATCGTCCAGAATTTGGGTTAATGCCCATCCTGGCAGAATCACGCCTTGATGTGCTATTGGAGTTTACAAAAGCATGAGCGGCATCAGCTGCGGCCCTGTTCGCTCTATCCTCTGCATTAACACCGTTTTGTGCCTCCTGATAGAACGCCTGGCGAACAGGGGCACGCTCATTAATCATAGAGGATGTGTCAGCCATGGTTTGTGCTGATAAAGCCGTTTGCTGAGGGAGTAGACTAAGGTCGGCCATTGACTTTTCTTTGTCATAGGTGAATGCTGCTTGTCTCGCCTCCCGGTCATAACCGATAACTTTTCTGTCGGCATTAGCTTGTATCCGAGCCGTATTTAATTGGGCCGATTCGGTATCTGATCTTGATTTAACCAGACCGGATTCAGCATTGATTTGTTGTTGCGTTAAAGCCGTTTGTCCTGGGAGAAGTTCCATTGCAGATGTATTCTGTTCCATTTGCAACCCAAGCACACTTTCCTGGGCAGCAGTTTCAATGGGAATCAACTCCATGTTGGCATCTATCTGGGCTTTAGACAGAGCTGTTTCTCCCGGAACCAACTCCATGTTGGCATCTATCTGGGCCTGTTCCATATCCATATACCCGTTGGTTGTGCCATCAGGAACCCAGGTCCTTTGGGTTTCGTACTCAGCAGGGATATCGTAGGTTTCGGTAACCTGCCGCCCCATACCATCCCTTCCGCTACCATCCTGCCAAACTTGATTTGTCCCTGTTGATGCTGCTTTGGTTTCGACCTGTGTTTCTTCCCAGGAACCACCAGTACCGTTTTTATAGAATGCAAATAATTCATCAGCCATTTCCTGCTGGTGTTCAGACAATTGAAGCATCCCGGCGTTATACACTTCATCAACAGAGTCCGAGCTACCCCCCTTGAAATAAATGGATCTCTTTCTCAAATAATCGTAATTATCCCGGTAAATCATCATGCCCCCTTGTATAATATATAAATACGGCGTCTTCGCTTTTCTGTGTCTCACCATTCCAGATTGCATTGGGGATTGTGCCTGCAGACTTGCCCCCGCATTTCAGGGAAAAGGCTATTGCTCGTTTATTCCATGCAGGGATATAGCCTATCAGCAAGTCAAGCATGTACCGGCCCTCTTTATTTTTCCAGCCCAAAATGGTGGTAAGGATGTGCCTACCCATCTCTTCATTCTTCCCCCAATATTCCTTGAAACTGCAGAAATGAAAATGTGCAGTTTTATTCTCAAGCCGGTTGACCCAAACATATCCAACGGTATCAACGCCAATCAAGACAATATAAAAAAGTACATTACCGGACTTGGCCATTGCCAAGAAATCACAAACGGTTTTTATCGTGCCCTCATAGAAAACTATTTTGTCTGACCCGTCTTCAACCGTCCGGGCAAAAAGCCTTTTTATGTCAGAATCAGCAGCGGTCCGGATTCCGTCTACTTCTGTGTATGGAAGAAGGGTTATGTTATTTTTTTTCATTGTGCTTTTTTGGACTCCTGTTTTTCAAGTTGAGATTCTAACTTTTCCACACGTGCAGTCAAAAGGAGGATTGCTTGTGTGGCTATTTGAAGCTGCCGACCGATATCACGACCTGGGACTTCTATTTCAATTTCGTCGTAGTCTTCTGGATTGTGATCTTTCGGGAGGTCTTTTTTTTGCACCAGCTTTCCGCTGACCTTTTCTCTAATCTCTGTCCTCTTGGATGTGACCTTAACAGTATCTGGCAGAGTATCATGGTCCACCTTCTTCCATGATCCTGGAGAGTTATCTTGAGACTCAGGCTGGATAGCCTTCAACAGATCAATTGCATTGTCTCCAGTATAAATATGGGACCTGTCTACAAAAGAGTTTGCAGAACACTCCCCGGAAATCCAAAGTTTTCCGTTTGAGGCAAGCGTCATCCGATAGGCATTTCCAACATAAAAATACATCCACCACATTTCATCAGAATATTCAGCTTGAATATAATCATACGTCCTTCTGAAATTAATCCGCTCAGTGTAGATATCGTTAAATGGCCTTAAATCCTCTCCTATATCGTTATTGGAGGATGATTCGTCTATGTATAATTTTTCGGTTCGAAGGTTAGGGATACAAACACTATAGTCAGAATACCAGATTATTGACGAATCCCCCATGGGACCGGAGTATCCGGGGACATTATCAATCCTGGACTCTTGGTTTCCGGAAGAATCGGCAAAATAGATATCAGAATTTTGATTAAGGGTAAGCCCACCAGAAGAATTAACTTCTATTCCGTTATTGTCTATCTTCCAACCACTTACCCTGGAAGAATAACTTGTACTCTGCAAAAGCATACCCACATATATTTCAGAAGTATCAATATGTTCGGCCTGTATTGCATCTGCCGCAATGTGTGTGGAATTAATGACATTGGCATCTATGTGATTGGCCGTTATGGCATCTGCATCAATCTTTAATGCCGTGATAGTCCCATCCACGACCATGTTTCCGTCAATGCCAACAGTAGAAACCCCACTAACAGTCCCAACGGCAAAGGGCACACAGGGGCTTTTGCCCGGGGTGACGATCTTGAACTCATCCACCAGCACAATGAACTCACTGGTGGGGGTGCTATTGTTGTTCGTGCTGGCCAAGCCGAAACCGGACACATACCCGTTGTTGTCAACCTTGACGGTGTATTTTCCTTCAAGGCCATCAACGCTTTCGGCTACAACCTCAACGGCTGTAGTGTTTTCACCTACTGTCGTGGTTACTCCGGTAACAGCACTGGATATGGCGGTGATATCACCCTCGATATCTGACACATCGGTCTGCAGGGAACTTACGGCACCAGCGGTTACAGAGAGCCCGGTCACAGGATCTTCTATAGTAGCCGTTAAATTCGTTATCTTTAAGGCACTGGCAGATACGCCAGTCACAGAATGGTTCACGGTCACTTCAAGGCTATCTATGGCATCTGCGTTTACCGAGATACCTTCAGTATCTATGTTGCCAACAGTGACAGCTAAAGCCGTTATCCTATTCGAGCTTGCTACAAGCCCGATCACGTCATGGCTTACAGCAGCTTGGAGTATGTCAATAGCACCTGCGCTAGCGTCAAGGCCCGTTGTCGGGTCTTCTATGGCAGACGTTAAATCCGTTATATTAGAGGCATTGGCAAGAACCCCCGTGATAGAATGGTTAACGGTCACTTCAAGGGCGTCTATTGCATTGGCACTGGCGCCAAGACCCGTCAACGGATCTGTTATATCACCTGCCAAATCATCTATCTTAGAGGCATTGGCAAGAACGCCATCCTCTGTATCGTTGACTGTCGATGTCACCAAACCGATTGCACTTGAGTTGGCGGTAACGCTTGTTGTCAAGGATGCCGTGATACCTATCTTTTCCCAATAGCTTGTATTCGTAGGAATCGGGGCCGGGAGAGATGATATTGTCTGGATACAAATATAAAGTTTATTGTTGTACTCAACGATATCACCAATGGCATACGTCTTATTTTCATAGTCCGTGAAAGTAAGGGCAGTAAGCCTAAGCTCTTCCACCTTATCCCATAGACCAAAGTCATCCGCATCAATCAAATCAATCCGGCTATTAAGATCCTGGTAAAGTTCATTCTCTGTGATATTTCCATGCAAGATATCTAAGATGCCATCAATGAAATCCTGAAGAGTCTCGTCTCCAGGGACAACATACCCACCTTGATCGTCAGGTGGACACCATTGGGAGTAAAGCCCACTATAAGAAACCGATCTTATCCAATACGTCATGTCTTCCGTTGGTGTAAATCCGGAGTGCTTAAAGGTCCCCTCTTCTCCCCTTACATCTTCTGTTATGGTATAGATGCCTTCAAGCCTGGCGTCATCCCTGCTCTGGCTGCCCTCTGCTGCCCATACTTCAATGTACCAAGCAGTTATGTCTGTTGGGTTGTCCCAGGTAAGAATGTGGACAAACGGGATTTTGGTGACTATCAGATTTGTCGGCGGGTCCGGGGCATCGCCCAGATCAGTGTCTCCCATTCCTCCCAGGGCAACACTATCTATATTTTGGCCTAATTGTGCTCTCAAGGCGTCCAGCTCACTGACCTTAACGGCCCTGTCATCTTCTTTAAACCGGCCCTGACCGAAAAGATATTCTATCCCGCTTTTGAGCGCTGTAAAAAATGCAATTTCAGAAGGGGAAAGAGAAGTCGGCACGTTTGGGATTACAGGATCAGCCATTGATCACCTCTATTATATCTGTTACAGACGGGCCAATGACAATGCGGTCTATCGTGGCCTTGCCAATGACCTCAATCTGAAATGTGTGTCCAAGTTTGGGGGATATCCTAAAGATGTCATCGCTATCAATCGTGGTGGTAAAGGACAGGACTCCATTTACATACAAATTAAAAACAATGTCTCCCGGATCAAAGTCCCCCTGGATAAATCCAGCTGTATATGCCAGTAGTCCCGGAGAGGAAAATCCTTTCGACTTCCAGGTATAATCCTGGTAACTGCCCTGGCCCCAAGAAACAATTTCCCTTACAGATGATTTGGTTTGTATCAAATACAGCAAATCATCTTCCGGGCAATATTCACCGCCATATACTGGTTGCGATAGAGAAAGGCTGTCATATATACCAGTGGTCAAATCGAATCTGAACCCATTGACGGTGCCAGTAAAGAACCCGTAATAGGCATCATTATAATAGAACCCGAGTAGGTTTTCAGGAGAAAGGTCGTTCCATTGGGTTTTTGTGAAAATATCTTTTGTGATCAAGGACCCGGCTCCGGACTCCCCTATTGAAAACAGACCATCAGCAGACGCATAAACGACCCCGCCAGGAAGGTTTACTATGGACCTTTCGGCCACGCACGGCTGTTGATAGCCAAGTCTTTGGATTGACATCGTTGATGGATCTTGCCCAATCAATACATATGGAACAGTATCCGTTAATACTACAACCATTGAACCTGTGTATCCCAACCCGACAATATCAGATTCAGTAACCAGGCTATATACAGTAGGGTAGGCGTATGGGATAAAGACCTCTGACGGATAAATTGTGTTGCCGACAAATCCGAAGACCAGGCCATGTGAGGTTGCGATTATTCCTTCAAGACTCGCATCTGGGGACGTCCATTCCGTTGATGGTATCACTTCCCCCAGGTCCGCATCATCGACATTATCCGGATATGTTGTGGTCCCGGTAGAAAAATCATCAACAAATTGATATTCTGCCCCGTAATTCCCAGAATTAAGACGATACATACGATAATGAGTTGTATATACCCCCGCTAACTCCGAATTTACAAACCCGGACAATTCAAACGTTACACCGTCATACTGATCTATAACTGCCGTAGGTGGGGATGGTGCTGATTCAACCTCGCTCCCATCTTCCCACTTGCCCACGATTGTATAAACGTAAGAGCAAGCCCGGAGAACTTCGGCATCGTCTTCCGGTGTCCCGTTAATGCCAATCGTTAACGCCGTATCAGGTGCGGGTATCCCAAGACGCCTGGTTGCCGCTGGGTAAGAAGATGAACCCAGGGCAAGATCGGCGTTGGTGTCCTTGGGATACGAATCTCCGGAAAATAGAATCCGGTAACCAGAATCAGCAACGAGAGATTTCACAACATTTACCTTGTCAGTCCATTGGAGAAATTTCCCCGAATTCATCCTATATATGGTTTGTGTTCCTGTGGCCACATCTGTGACAGAAGAAACCCCTTTGCTTGCCTGCAGCCGACCAGTTTCAATGTCACAATTAGTTGCGACCTCTGCTGCATTGACAGGTAAGAGCTTATAGGACAGTTTTGGGATCTCACCGGCAAACTGAGAGATATCAATCATATGAATCTCCTTGGTTTTACGACCAAGACTTCTTGTGTGTTCGCTTTGTTTGCCCTGACCGTTGCCTCTCCAACGCTATGCAGATATATTTTCTGATTGACAGCGGAAAGTTCAAGGTTCGTCCATGGCTTACCTGGCATCCGCATTAATTCCGCATTTGCCCCAGACTCAATGCCCTCAAACCAGTTGTCACAAAGGGTATCGTCCAAGAAAACAGCCTCTCTGTCAGGCTTGAAATACGAAACAACCGTAATGTCAATTGCGTTGCTAAACGCATCATCAAATGTAATGACGTTTCCTGCCAGGGTGTAATCTGCCCGGAACCAATATGGACCGGACACTTTGACAGAATCAACAACGGCATCATCTAAAAGGGTCACTGTAATAGCCTGGTCATCTACAGCCATTGAGTGTTCCGTTTCCGCCTGCCAAATCCGTGAACGGACACAAAACCGGGTGGCAGCATTCAGAACCGCCCGGCTAATCCAATCGTTCGAACATCCTGGGACGTATGGCCTTATAAAAGGTAAAAACCGATCCATTTATTAGCCCTCCTGAACAGCGGCAAGCATTGAATCCCCTTTCACCTGGGCACCAATTGCGGTATAAAAATTTTGCAGGTGCATAGATGCCTTCTGGGTGTTCTGTCCTGCGCTCTGCATATTCAATGCCCGATACAGGACATATTCTGTGATAGGAGCAATATATATATCTGGCAGGCCAAGGGAGCTTGCATCTGCAGTAAAGACAGTCGGGCTGCCAGCGTATACCATTTCAACGCTGAACCCGGTTGATGGTGTCGGGAATACCCAGAAAGATGTGGGGTTCTCCGCATCAAACATATAATAGTTAACCTCAGAGCCAGTTTGTGTGGGCCAATCAGGGAAAATTTTCCCCAGGGCTCCCCGGTCTGTCTTTGTGATTGCCCTTCCGTCAACATTACGGATAAGGTCCAAGAATTTAGCACCGGTAGCGGGGATTGCCTGTTTGGGTGTCCCACTGGTCAATGCCACCTCCGCTGTTACTGCGGTAGAATCTGGCCGTAATGCAACGATGGTATTCATGGCCTCATTGACAAAGGCAACTTTCAAGACATCGCTCCAGACGCCGTTATCCGGGTCAAGCAATAAACTTCTTATTGTAGTTAAAAGGTCCGCGCCGGTCATGGGTTACACCTCCGTGGTGAGTGCTTTTTTGATAGCAGTAACCAGCTCAAGTTTTTTGAGCCTGCCGGGGATTTCAATGCCTTTCCCCTGTGCAAATTCCTTCAGATCAACAATGGTCACATCCCCTACTCCCTGATCAAACCATTCTTTGATCAAGTCTGCACCTTCTTCCTGGGTGACGTTTGACTCTACTTCTGGCACTGGTTCTGTCTCAACAGGTTTTTCCCGGGGATCCGCACAGGGGATCATGTCCGTTTTTTTCTCAAGGGCGGGGGTGCTACGGAAAATACAGCCGGTTCTTTTATTTTTCAAAAATTTATCTTTCATAATTATATTTCCCTTCAGTTAAATTTAATAAGGGGAAGGCTTTTACACCTTCCCCTTGGTCAAGGTAGCGGGCCTTGGGGTTACTTAATTAGACACCATCTGTGTCAATGTAATAAATGGTTACGACCATTGCGCCGGTCCCTTCCGTCACAACATCCGAAAAGTCTGTTGCAGCGGTGACGGTAACTCTCGGAGTCTTGGCGGCGGAAAAACCGGTTGCGGCATCAGCGGCCAAAGCAAGAGAGCCCACCGTACCGGCAGCAAAAACACTCTGGGCGGTGTTGGCTGAATATTTATCAAGATCTCCTGTAATACCGACCGAAAGGACAGCGGAAGTGTCACCGGCAAACGCACCGGATACAACGGCTTTCCAGCCCAGCACCAGGGCACCCACTGGTAGGGCACCGTCAAAATCAATGGTGCCGGTCGTGGTGGCACCTGTCATATCTGCAGCAGCCAAGACCTGGGAAACCAGTTTTTTTACAGTTCTAATTTTCATCGTGTTATCTCCTGTAACTAAGGATTTAATAGGTGATCCTGGGATTATGTGCGGATCCCAGGCCCGATTATTGTTTGGCTGATACCGCTATGTGATTGCGCCAGGCACGGCCAGTAAATGTCCCATGGACTCGGCTTTAATTACCTTATAACCGTAAACTTGCAATCCCCTCATCAACTTCCCGAAATCGTCCGGGTTGTCGATCAGTTCATTTTCCGTGAGTTGGCTGGCGAAAGTCAGGGCAGATTTATGGCCAAAAAGCAGATGATACAGGGTTGCGGTTCCTTCTGCTTCGGAAGCAATATTGTTGCTGACAAAAAGCTCAAAGCTGTCAATCACACCAATACGGCCATTACGTCTCATGGAAACGCCATCACCGGAATAGGAGGCCTCGGACAATTCAGATGTTTTGATCCTGGAAGATGCCCAGGCGGGTACAACAAACCACCGGTTGGTCTGAGGAACATTCTGCTCGGTCAAGACCTGTCCGCACTCAACCATTTTGTCAACAATGTTGCCGTTGGTAAGAGATTCAGCCGATCCGCCGTTGGTACCAGTTGTGCCCAGATCAACAGAGCTTGTAATTGCACCGGCTGTTGCCCCGTTGTTCGACGCATGCACATCTGAATATATATCGGCCAGGATGCCTTGGTCAATTTTGATTTTCATCTGTTCGCTGGCATCTTCAGCCCATTTTCCAACATAGTCGATATCTGCCTGTTTCTGCTCAACGGAGTTGATGGCAACACCGTAGTATTTGCCTTTATCAATCAGCAATTCCACGTTGTCTGACTGGGGTTTTTCGTAGTTCAAAGACTTCCCAACTTCGTAATCGCTGATAGTGATATCCGGTACGGTACGGATTTGTACTTTATCGCCATATGCGGAAATCTCGCCTTCATAGTCGGTATTGGAAATGGCGGCGAACACGGTAGCCAGGTAAAATTTTTCAATCAATTTTCCGGACCAAATTTCGGGAATGTAAGTCCCGGAAAGTCCGGCAGTGGCATAACCGCCTAAGCTTGCATCAATAGGATAAACCATTTATAATCTCCTAAGAGACTCTACCTTCTCCAGGTGCAGCGTGGATATCCGCCTCTAATTGGGCGGCTTCCTCGTCTCTTCCTTTAAAAACGCCTTTAACCTTGTCCTGATAGAACTTGGCTATTCCAGCCCTTGTCCACATCCTGCCTTCTGGCTGGGTGGTCGGTGCTGGGGAACTATGGGCTGTGGGCGGTTGCAGGTTCGGGGCAAGGTTGGGCTGTGCCTGTGGTTGGGTGGGCCTCAAATATTCTGTAAAGATTTCCATGGTGGCTGTGACATCTTGCTGACCTTCTGCACGCTTTAATTTTGCGTGTCTGGGTTCGGCTTCTCCTTCCGGATACTGACGGAGCCAGTTCAGAAAATTGGGGTCCCCATTTAAAACGGAGAAATCACCCCCAAGAGCTGCAATTTTGCTTGAGACATCGCCCAGATAACCGTCATATGCCTTTTTGGCCTGGGCCTGCCTATCACCTGTCACATCCCCAGAAAGGGTCTGTATCTGAGTCGATAAAGAGGCATTGTCAGAGCGCAATTGCTCTATTGTGTCAACAAGGGTGCCGAATTCTTCCCCATATTCAGAGATTGTTGCTCTGTCCAGGGGAGAGGTATCACCATGGGAATCAAGTGTTTTGGGTTGAGTTGCAGCCTCTTTGAGCTGCTTGTTTTCAGCATCAAGGGAAGACAGTTGTCCCTGCAAATGTTGGATATCCTGCTGGAGCCTGGGCACCTGGGCATTAAATTTGCCTTGAAGTGTCAGGTATTTTTGCTGCCAGTCATCAGGGGCCGGTTGTGCTGGGTCTGTCGGTGCAACGTCAGGATTCAAAGTGTCCGGGCCTTGCTGTGTCAGGGTTCCGTCTTCCGGTAACGGAGTGTCCTGGCCTTGCTGGTCATCGGGTTTTGGATCGTTGAGTTGTTTTTGCAGGTCATCAGAGCTTTTAGCTGCGGCCTGCACGGCTTTTGGTAATTGCATTTTTTCTTTTCTCCTGCGGTCCCTTTCGGGGTGTCGCGTTAAAAGTGTGGGTCACTGTGTGGTGGTATCCACGGATGCAATCAGACTAAGAGGATGGAAGGATTGTTTCTACCTCGGCAAATCAGATATATATATCTGAAAAAAAAGAAGCCCCGGGAAGGAGGGATAAGTCCCGGGGTATAGTAATTATTTTGGGGATTTTACGGTTGCTGGCAGGTCGAGGACAAACTGCAGGGCCTGACATTGGCCCTGGTTCCAAGCAAGGTCCTGGTCAATCAAATGGTCCCCACGCCTACGCATATCGTTGAGTCGGGCTTGCAGGTAAGCATTGACGGCTTTATAATCGGCATTGAAAGAAAGCCGAAGCATCGCCTCTCCTGCCTCTTTTGCTATTCGTTGCTGTTCTTTGAGTTCTGTTATCAAAACACACCCTTTACGTTTGTCCGGACATGATATTTTTCATAAAGATCAATGATATTCCCCTCTCTGACAAACGGGTTGCTGATAAAAGCTGCTATCTCCCGGTTATCATATATGAAGATACCAGACCGGTACAGGATCTCATCCTGGCCGTATTCCCTGTGTTCGACCTTCACGCCACGGGATTTCATCATCCTATCTATCTTTGTGGAAGCCATCCCAACCCGGACCTTAACGCCACACTTTCGCATGGCATTATCAAATGCCTGGCCCATGAACTTGACAGCGAATTTATAGGAAGGGAAAGCATATGTCTTGCAATCCTTGTTGTCGATGTGAGCGTAATTGTCCCGGTCAAGCCGGTTTAGATCGCCCAGGGTTGTGTCTCTGTCTGCTATTCCCATTAATTTTTCTCCTGTGTCATACCGTCCTCACATCCTTTCCCCCGGCAACATTGCCAGCTGGGTCTGTCTCCTGGTCAAGCTTCGCCTGTTCTTCCTGCTGAATCAGGGCCTGTTCCTGCTGCATGGCCGCCTGGTTCTGCTGTTCCCGCTGGAGCATTTCCCGCTTCCCTGGTACGATTTCGTCATCCTGGAAATCTGCTGACTTGAAAATTTCCCGGAGCATGGAGGCAAGCCCCTTTTGTCCTATGATGTTCAATACCGTCTCGGAACCGGTCACGACCTGTAGCAACTCGTTCCTTCGCACCGCTGCCTGTTCCTTTGCAACTAGGGAGGAACTGCCTTTGGCAATGATCTTGATATCGCCCTGATGGTATTCAGGATCATTAAAGAACAGGAGCTGGAATTCGTGGGTCCGTTCAATAGACGGCTTGATGATGCCGTTATCAATGTTCCGGACAACGTTCTTGATACCCCGGCTGGCATTGTTCATCATCATTGAAAACCCGGTTGCTGTCCCAAGGGCTCCACCTGAACTCTCCCCACCACCGCCATAAGAATACTTGGGTATCCCGGTTTTGTTGTCCGCTTCGCTGGCATAAAATTGATACACTTCCATCAATTCTCTAGTAACTGAGGGCGGAGCAAAGAAACCAATGGGGGACTTTGCCGTTGATCCGATGGCCGCCTGCCCGTTGAATTGCCAAATTTTCCACGGTTTCAGATCCGTGATATTAGTACCCGGGGGAAGCTGAGAAACATCAACTGTCACTTGGGGACCGGAAGATATTGCAAGGTTGTTGATCATGGCCCGGGCTGTCGCGTTACACGCTTCTTGTGAATCTCTGATAATCTCTGGTGGCCCTGCTCCCCATATGGAACCATTCCTTTTTCTAAAAGAGGCAAAGTGATAAGGCACCCGGCCTAATGGATCCCCGTTGATCTCTGCTTTAATCACATAATTCCCGATTAACCAGACTTCCACGGCATAATCAGAGAAGGGGTCCTCGATCTCTTCCGGGCTCATGCCGTATTCAAGGAGCTTTAAGCCCTGGACATTGCCCCAGAATTGGAGCGCATCAATCATGGCCTCTGGGGATCTCCATTCATTTGGCCGGTTTTCAAGGTCTTGCCGGGTCTGATCGTTAGAAATGGAAAGCCATGTGAATTGACCGGCTGTGCCGTATTCCTTGAGTACCATCCTGATTGCGTCATCATCATATCCCTTGATACCGATCAGGCTTGTCAGGTATCGCCTGGTGAGCCTATGACGTTCAATCAATCCATCTTCCGGGATCCTGGCGTTGGGCAGGGGATAAATGTCAAAAGGGGAAACACGGTTGAAATCAATGGACACCTCTTCAACCACTTCAACAACTTGGTTTGCCTTGCCCTGGAATTCCTCTGTGACCACCATGCCATCCTGGGGCTGGGGCGATAGCCACTTCATTTTTTTCTTGTGACGCAAAACCGGGCCTTTGATGACGCCAGCCTTAAACGTTGAGATATCGTCCAGGGCTTCATGCACGGCATTTTCCCAGCCAGCCTCTACAATGACATCCTGGAGCTTTGTTTCTACCCGGTCCCGGGCTTCCTTGGCTTTGGATTCCATGTCTTGCCGTATTTCCTGGCCCATCTCTTCTGCTCGAGCCTGCATTTCCTCCTGGATCATTGCAGGATTAAAAAGCTCTGCGGCCTTGGCCTGCATGAACTGGCTTGCCTCTGCATCTGAGTTGATCTGTCCGGAATTGATAGCCTGGACAACCTCCGCCTGAAAATTTGCCTGGATGGCGGCCATGATCTCGGCCTGAAACTCGGCCTGTACTGCCTGCTCAATCTCTGCCTGCTGCTCTGGCTTTAAATCTGGTACAGGTGTGGGACTGACCGACCAAGGAGTTTCTCCCCCAGGGAAAAGAATGTCTGCAAGCCAACTTGTGACCGCTGAACATTTTTCATCCGTGAGCATCATAAATATCTCAGAACCGCCGTTTGCCCGGATCTCTGTTAATTTTGCAGGGGAGTATATCCCGTTCCGCTGACGGAGCGATTCGATATCCTCCTGTTCAATCTTCTGTTTTGCTTCCCTTGAGGCTTCAAACACTGTCCGGACGTATCCGGCCAATGATGTGATTATCGGGCGCCTTTGCCGCTCCTTGGCTTCCTGTTCTGCTTTTGCCTGTTCAGCTTCCCTTTGATCAAGGGCCTGATTGGGCGTGAAATTCATCGGCATTGCTTACTCCTATAGGTTTGGTTTGGTTTGACACTTAAAGAAGGCCCGCTATGCCTCTTGTAATATCTGTGGTCCTTTGTTGCTTTGTGGTCAGTGAACTGGTGGTGCTGAGAATCGTCTTCACGAACCAGGACATTAAAACCTAAAAAATCGTCATAAATAATATAGATCATGTCCACCCCTTTGATGATTCTTGTTTGATTGTAATAGCTGCACCCATGGCAACACGAAAATCATGACCCATGGCAAGTGTTTGAAAAGCATCGGCACCATTAGAATTGACATCATGCAGGGGAGTATCCCGGTATGTCTGCAGATTTTCGTTCCAATCTTTTCGGTATCCTTCCAGCCTGGCGATCCCCTTGGAGCATTTCACTTTGTCAAACCAGCAAATAGGCAAGAACCGCCTGGCAGCATTGATTGAGTCCATTTTCCGCTTGACCCTGGGCACTTTTATAAAGTGTAACCCGATCTTGGCAGCTGATTCCCAACGTGACCGGCCATTGGCTCCCAGCTCCCGGACGGAGATATCATGTGGAGCGTAGTGCCTGCCGTACAGATAGCCCCGCTTTTGCATCTCTTCCCAATAATGTTCGAAACCCTCCCCGGAATTCTCGTAGTAATCTATAATGTGGATCTCTCTTCCGATATCCTGAGAGAACCATATTGACATGACATCGTTCATCCCCAGGTCCCACCAGGTCTTGACAGCTATCCCGGGCTGATACGGCACGGAGCATATGCGTTTCTCCTTTCTGATTTGGGCAAATTGGCTGGAGAAGTATGCACCCTTAATTGCGCTCTCGAACGCCTCTTCCGGGGTTGCTGGGTTCTCCCTCTTCATATCATCCCCCAGCCTGGCCCAACGAGTGACGTACCAATGACGCTGTGCTGGAGAGAGTTTGCGGCCTATCTTGGCCTCGACTTCGGCAAAATAATCCACCATGGCCTGGACGATGGGCACGGGTTCCTCTTGCAGATTGTCCGTATTGTCCCACCAGGGGAAGAAATGAAACTTGAATTCCTGGGGAGTTGGTTCCCGCCCCTCTTTGTCACGGTCCTGGGCCTCTTTGCAAAAATCATAGAAATAACCGGCTCGACCTTCGGCGGTAGATTCTACAAACAGGAGACTTTCACCGGTCTGAGTATGAATGGCTTCAAACGCTCCTGTGACGATTTCCCGGGCTTTCTCTGGATACCGGGCGCAAACCTTGCCGAACTCGGAGACATGGAGTAATTGCAATGTCCCGGACCTCATGGACGTACCAACGGATATAATGCTATTGTTCGTAAACTCAATTTCAGTTTTAGATTTGGATTTAGTCGGCCTGGTTTCTTTTAGGAGTTCTGGTAAATTTTCATACGGGTAAAGGATTTTTCTCCGGAAAATCTTGGATACATCCTCTCGGTTATGGGCAATAATCCCGGCTTCCACGTCATCATTCCATAAACAACGATCCAGGAAAAATATGTCAATGAATGTTGTAAACCCACGTTGACGGGCTTTCAGGACGATATTTTGGTACCACATATCATCATAAAGCCTGGCCTGGTCCGCATTAGGCCTGAACAGTATCCGCTTTCCAAATTTGTCAATGATGTAATAAAGATGTGTTAGTCTCCACCACTGTTTTGACATGCCTTCTTCGAGGTCGGCCCAGGTGTAGTTCTCCAGGGAATGGTCAACATCCTTACGGGCAACGTTAAGTACCGGGTCATCATCTGGAAGGGGCTCCATATCGTCTTCTTCATCTGCCCAAGGATCAATCATTTTTTATCCCTCGGCTCGGGCAGACCGGTTGTGCCACGGATACCGTCAACAAGGGCTGTTGCTGCTTGGCTCAGGGTCATCAGGTCAGCATTGCCTTTCTGGGTGTTATCAGCATCAAATAACCCAAGATGCTTAGAGAGTGCATCCAGAGCCTTGTCTTTGGATTGGAACCTGATTTTCTTTATGAGTGTGTTGACGTTCTCATCACTCGATATATCAACCACTTCAATCCCGTGCATAGCTGCACCCAATGAGCGCTTAATCTCATTGATGGGTTTCATGGTGCCGTCATCGTTGAACAGGTCTATGATATTATAAAATGCTATTTTAGCGTGTTCTTGGAGGACTCTTTCTGCTGATATCTCTAATTTCTCAGACATATCAGCCCGTTTTTTCTGGATATATGTCTGAATCTTAAGAATTGTTAGCAGCTTACAAGCAGAGACAGCCGCACCTTTTGCTGCATATCCAGCCCGAATATACGCCTGAGTCGCATTAAGATCGATCAAATACTCTTCCACAAATCGGGCCTGCTTAGGCGTCAGCTTTGACGTGTCTTTTCTCATAATCTACCCTCCTGCATTGAAAGTCTTCGTCTTTATCGATATGTTCAGTAGTGGAAAAAGAATATTTACAGATAGCGCAACGGCGAACTCGGGGGATTGTGTCGTCTAAAAATCCGTAGGTGTTGACAACTCCGGGCTTTCCTAATCCGCAAATGGGACAGATCATAGAAGCTGCACCCTTGGCATCGAGAGTATCCGGTCCCGGGTATCATCAGGATCAAGCCCCAATATCCAGCAAACTCCGATAAACGATTGTGGCTCTGGGGCTGTGGATTTGGTCTTTATCCACACAAGAGCTTTTCTTCGACAAAACTGTTTGAGAGAGAGTTTTTCCCTGCTTGGATTGACGATATCGTCAATGGTCTGGTGCAGCACAGCGGCCCACAAATTTTTTAAATCTCTTGAGTTAAACATTTAAATAAATCTCCAGTTTTTTTTAAAAATATCATGGGATAGATGAAGAGTCGCTAGTGTTGGGTGTATTTGGGGGTGAAACACACTTTTTGGTGTGATTAACAGGCGGGATAGAAAGGGGAAAGGCCCCAAAAATTAATCTGGGGCCCTTTGTATTGGAATGTGTTTATATATTATTTAGTCTTCATAGCCTTGGGTCGTTTAACGTGGATTCTGATATACTCCTGAACCACCTTCGCTTGTAATCTACAAACAGGGCATTCGTAATATGTTTCAACAACTGTCTCAGACATTTTTTTTGTTCTGATAGTTCTCATGCCTGCACCACATTCAATATTTTCGCATTTTTTCCACGGTTTAGCTGGCCGATACATTGAGAAACCATTGATGATGCACCGGCCTGGATTAACGCATAGCGCAGTTTTCCGTAAGCCACATGACAGGCATTTTTCTTCATCTATCATATAGAAGTGACTCTCCTGGGGGTCCTCCGCTGCTCCTGTTCTTGTTCTCGTAGCATCAATTCCAGGCGCGATAAAGCATTCCAGGCGGCGTGGACTTCATGGCTCAACCCTGAGTCTGGGTCCGCAGTTTCTAATGGTTCTTTAAGTAGATGCCGGATCATTGCGTCTGTGTAGCGCTCTACTCCGTTTGGTACATGCTGCCAGCCTCCACGGCTGTATTTTTTTGCACCAAATGTTGCAACTTCCAAAACAGCAGTTAGTGCCCTAGGCCATTGCTGGAGGATACCGGCAAGGAGTTTACCATCATCTAGTTTAGCTCCTGGGTCATGGGTGTCTATTCCGTTCGGGTCTGTTTCAATCATACGAGCTCCTTATCTTAGTTTATTTGCGTTTTTGGGTAGCATGGATGATATCCTTTTAACCTGTCAGGAAAATAAAACAGGATGAGTCTGGGAGGATACCTATTAGGACGCCATGCCTCGCCCTCGGAGGCCCAGGCGCTAACTTGTATTCAACTTTTAACCAAAAAATATCTGGGATATCCATTGATTTTTTTTGTGATAACTTCACCCCGGGTTTTTAATTCGTTGATAATTTTCTGTGCATATTCTGGTTCCCAACTGTTCACCCGCCATGAGTAGGCTTCCAACTCTTCGAATATTGGGTCTTCCCGGTCGGATCTTAAATTTGATATAATCGCTTGTTTAAAAGATTCACAGTCACTGTCTAATATTATTTTTTGAACAAATGTCATTTCTTCCATTTTTAAGCTCCTTTTAATTGGCCTTGCCTCGTGCGTACGCGCACGCGTTAAGGCACACACACAGAAAACATATAAAAATGTAGGTTTGGGGGTATAGTGTTGTATTCTTGTACTTATATATATACATATATATATAAACCCCTATTATTACTATATTTATCCCCATCTTTTCTCCGTACAAAACTGAGTACAAAATACGTACAAAACTTTTTTTTCCTGTACGGAAACCTTGAAATCTCCGTACAAACTTTTCCATTTTGTACGGAGATTGTACTGCCTTTGTATGGGCCTCATATCTTCACCAAATAATATCGGGTTATCCCATCAATCTCTTGTGTGACAACCTCTTTGCGCTTTTTTAACACCTCAATAACCTCCTTTGAATACTTCTGATCCCAATTTTTTAATATGGTCCTTCTGCTAGTCATGTACGCAAAGGTTGGATTCCCTCTTCCGGCCTTCATGCTTGCCACAATCGCCTGCTTAAAAACCTCACAACTCTTATGGAACTCTCCAGACACAACCTGTTTATCTAAAATAGTTAATTTCCAATCACTAAGAAGACCGGCTATTAAAATACCAAATTGAAAATCAGCAGATGTCATATCTATATAAAGATCCCCGACAGAAGCATGGTGTCCCATCGCATACTTAATACACAATTCATATTGCCTGGAGATTATACCCTTTTTCCCCTCGTCTGATTCGTTATTAGCAGCCTCTATAATAGAATCGCTGTACTCCTGGAGAAGAATTAAAGCGTCTTTTGAAGCAGACAATGGAAAACTGATACCCATAGCATTCGCCAACTCACTTTGAGGTGGCTTAGACATCACAATGTCATTTAACCGTTGAATAAAGGCTTCTATCTTTAATATATCATCTGGTTTATGGAATATCTTTTTAGGTGGGATCAAACCCTCATACATCCAGAAATTAAACCTCTGCATCAAACCTGTTTCAAAATCTTCTGTTTTTATTGTGTCAAAGATGGTTGGCGTGGCATTTCCGATAAGAGAAAAACATGGATTGTTTATTTCTATACTGTTCCGGCTATCCCCATACACTCTCTTGATATACCCGCCCGACGCAGAATATAGTTCTAATAGCATATTTATTTTGCCATCTCGTACCGGGTCAGATTGGCCATAATGCTGAAACAAACTGGAAACCTCGTCAAACAATCCTAACCCACACGGATTCTCTGATATGCTTCTTAACAGTCCAGGACCTGATGCCATATCAGTTAACCCGAAAAACTTCTCGATATTCATATGGGTCTTAAAAAGTTTGTCCGTCTCTGATTTCCCGGTGCTGGTCCCTCCCACTTTTATATTATAGATATTAGGATGATGCCCGGCAAAACAAATTTTCCCGGCAATCGCCCTTGAAATAACTGTCAAAATTAATGGTAATGTGTATTGGATTATGTCTTGACCAGAAGCCTCAACCCCCTCCCTGATTAGCCCGGCGGGGATGGCCTCTTTTGGAATATACAGTGTTCTGCTACAAGAATTAACATCATCTATTGTAACCATATTGATGGCCAACCGCTGATTGATACTCTGTGCTACAATATCAATGCTCTTTTCAATAGCCATATCGTTAAAATCGGACCCCTTAATACCTGTTGGATAGACATACGCAAGCCCCAAATCCTTCGCCACCTTCTTCCCTGTTTCAAGGCCCACATTCTTCTCTTTGGAATGGTCGTTATCACAGCATAACAATATCTCTGAATTGGGGAACCGTTCTTTGGCAGACTTTGCAACCTTAACGATGTTCCCAGCGTTTAGAGCCACCAGAACTTTATGCCCGGTTGCGGCGTTGATGCTGGCACCCGTGGCAAACCCTTCACAAATACAGACAACCTTTTCGTTCCCAGGGATGGGATAACAACACCCACCCACAATCCCACCTGGCATGAATTGTTTTCTGCCGGTTTCGCTGATTGTCTGGTAGCTGCTGATGATCCCATCCTTATTATAAAGAGGGATGACAATCAGATTTCCATTTCTCAATGTGCCGCAGGTCGATATCTGTTTTTTATCCAGGTAGGCATGGGGTTGATCAATATCAATGGATTCTGCGATATACTTTTCAGCCCTAATCCTGCCCTCTTTCTCTCGTATTATCGCTTCAATCTGCCGTTGTTCTTCTAATTTCTCCCATGCCTCATGGTTGACGGTGCCGGTCCCGTTCAAGGTTGAGCATTTACCTTGTTCCCCCCTGATCCAGCAACCGTAAATACACCAAAAGCTGTTTTTAAAGTCCCGACATACGTACCAGCCATCCAAATTTTTTTTACGTTTAGCAGCAGTATGACACCGATGAATATTGCCGTCTGGTATTATATTTGTCACATCAAGCCCAAATGAGGACAACTCCGTTTTAATATTATCCATTTGCCCTTTTTCCATTTTCCCTGTAACATTTCAGATCGTTATATCCACAACCATTTTGTTTATGAATGTCTTTGTGGCATGATTTGCAAACACACATACACACATCTGGATCATTTGCATTCATTGGATTTTGAGTCGCTGGTAATATATGATGACAGTGCAAAGTAACTCCTATTCCTGTCGATCCACATTTTTGACAAATCCATTTGTCTCTTTCAAATACTAATTGTCGTAGAATTGGGTTTGTCTCCCTGGAGCTTGCTTTTTTATATCTGTTGGGATGTTTAATTTTTTTATATACAGGACAAGATAGTTTACATTCAGTCGAGCAATAAAGCCTGTTTTCTGATCCAATTTCACTATGAAGGGCGGCTACCCTATTTTTACATTGCGTATTTGTAGGATGGAATGGTTTATTACAATATGTACAATAAGCGAGTAGGGACCCGTTTTTTTCTTGATTAATTCTGTCGGCAAACGATATTTTATGGGCATATGTTTTATATTTAGCTGGAGACTGAAGATATATTTTATTGAGTTTTGAAAGTTCTTTCTTATGTTCAAGATTGTAACCCCTGCTGTAAGCATTTAATTTATCTTTTTTTCTTTCTCTTCGTTCTTTAGATTTTTTCTTTAAAATATCCGAATTGACTTTTACGTAAATTTTTGAGCATTCTTTGCAAACCCAAGCGAAACTATCTTTACTAAGTTTATTTTTATACCAAAACTCAGACGTTAATGTGAAATATTGATTACATCTTGTGCATTTCTTTTGGCTTTCAATTATAGCTTGCATAGCACTCCTTTAAAAAGGTATCTCATCATCCTCAAATGCCGGGACCACAAATGCATTTTCTTGTTCAACGACAACAACATCGTCATCCGGGTCATAATAGTTTTTCTCGATTTCAACCCATTTACTAAAAACCTCTTTTAGCTCTGGATACTTACCGTTGATATCCAGTAAGATTTTAATAGGATTATCAAAGTGGGACTCCATAAAATCTTCCACGCTTATCGGGAAAGTGTCATGGGATATCTCTGACCATCGGTCCTTTGCCATAGAAACCGCAAACCCTGAATAATGATCGGCAAAGCACAACCACATGAAAACGCGACCTGTCTTATACTCAGTCTCAGGATAAATAAATGTGACCTTCCCTAAATTTTTCCCATTTTTCCTGCTCGTATGGATCTCAATTGACCAGTCTATGACCGGATACCATTCTGGCTCAGACGGGATGATAAACCCGAACTCGACCTTTTCCATGTCGGGCAATGCTTCCGCAATGACACACTCGGCTGGTTCAAATTGAAAACCACATTCTGGACATTCTCTCCTGGCTATAGGCATTTCTAATTCGCAACCTGCACATATTTTAAACATTTCCCGTTCTTTGG